TTTAGAAAATATAAATAACCGTGCAAATACATTACAAGAATTAGTTGATTTTAATAAAACATTTGCACATGTGTTAGGTAGCATTGATTTTAAAGCTCTTAGAAACATTTTAGAAACAAAATTGCCTAAGAAGCCAATCAAGAAAGAAACCGTTACTCTTTCAATGTTAAATATAGATGTAACTTTTGGAAAGTGTCCAACTTGTGGTTCGGCTTTAGCAGGAAAGCAAAACTATTGTACAAAATGTGGACAAGCTATCGATTGGGAGGGTTGAAAATTGAAAAAACCTAGTAGAGAAGAATATACAGAGCGAGGCGCTGCACTCGGTGTCGACGAAACATATAAGTACGTAGAAGCTCTAGAAGGATATTGTGAGCAATTAGAAAAAGCTTACGAAGATGTAAAAAAAGGTTTAGATAATGCTTGCAACAAACTAGAAGGTTTATATCTTTGCATTGATGTTTTAACGGATAAAGAATCTAAAAAAGATAAAGAATATTGGAAAAAGAAGGTAATGAAAGATGACTAAATTTGAATTGAATCTATTAAAAGAATTCTCTGATGATGGATGTGGTGGAGATGACTTTGATGAAATCAGTACATTAGTTGGCATGAGGATGAGAGGCTACTTTCAAGATGCCGAAGATGATGAAACCATTGATGAATTGATAGAGAGGTATGAAGAATGTATAAGTCGCCAATAGAAATAGTAATGAAAGAAGTGTTTCAAAAGATGAATGAGGATTTTGAAAATTCAGTATTTAAAGCTATACAAAAAGTCGGCATAAATGTTGATAAAGAAGAACTCCTAAAAGCTCTAATTTATGATAGAGGACAATATGATAAAGGATATGAGGATGCGATGAATGAAATCAAGCATCCTCAACCCCTTAAATTTGAAGATTTAACTCCTGGTATGTGGGTTTGGGATAATTTCTTTACAACTTTTACAAGATTAGAAAATACATATTTATATTCTGATGATGCTCTTGCCAAAGAAACTAAAATGACAACGTTTTATTGCGATGCAGGTGTTCTAACTAAGCCTTTTGAAGAAAATAGATATTATCCAGTTCAAATTCCATGGGAAGGAAATAAAAAACAATGGGAACGTACTATAGAAAGTTGCAAACAGTAAAACATGCTTTGCAATACTATATCACTAGACCGAACGCTAGTAAAAAGGATCTAGTAAGAGAAAAGAATTTATTGAAGTCAGTTGAAGAAGAAGTAGAAATTTATCAAGAAAGAAATCACATTCCAAAGAAGGAGAACAAGTAAATGAAAAAAATATTAATCATATTAGCAAGTGTATTTGCTTTAACCGGGTGTTCAAAAGCATCTAGAATTACAAGAAAAGTCGTTGCTCTTAATACTAGAACAAATGATCCTTTATTTACCGTTGAGGGAAAGATTTCCCTCGATAGTGATGAAGATGGAGATTTAAACGTAACTATTAAGACTGGAAAAGGAAAATACAAATTATTTTATGCACATCTATCAAATGATGTTACATACACTTGTATTCAAACGGAAGCTAAAAAAGAAAATCCTTATGCTTATGATATTCAATTCTTCCCAGCAAAAGAAGTTGTTGAAAATGGAATTATAGATATCAAATCAAGTGAATGAGAAAGGGTAAAACAATGACAAAGTTTGAATTGGACTTATTGCAAGAGTTAGAAGAGTTAACTAGTGGGCTTGATAATCACTTTGATGAAGTGCCTCTTTTGCTCGGTATGAAAGAAAGAGGATACTTTCAATATGTGCCATACGGCATGACATTAAAAGATGCTATTGTCATGTATAAAAAATTATTATACAAAGAAAAATAGAAAAAAACGTTAAGAAATGTTAAGATTATTTACATAAGGAATAATTAGCAAATCATGAGGAATAGAGATGCAAGAATCAAAGTATCAAGTTATTAATTGGAAACGCTGGAAAGATACAAAAAGGCTTTTAGAAGAAACACGTGATCAACTAAAGGATGATAGAAAAGCAATTACTTATTCTAAAGAAATGCCAGGAACAAATCACATGAGTGTTATTCAAAGATATAATAAAATCTTAGAAAACACTGATATTTACGATGGTTATATTCATGCTTACAAGATTGTAATCGAAAGATTGGAAAATTGTATAGCAACCTTGCTTAATCAAGAGCAAAGAAAGGCCATTATCATTTATGCAAATAATCCAGGAAAGGGAGAAAGTGGGATGCGTGAACAAGAAGCTCTAAAACAAGGCTTCTCAAGAGCAAAATTCTATGAGGTAATAAATCAATCCTTTAATATTTTAGACACTGTTCTAGCCCTTGAACCGGTGCAAAAAACGGATGCTGGACTAATTCAAGACTAAATACTAGAAAAAATGTGTTATATTATTAATGTGGTCAAGCCATAAAAAAGAAAAGCACCCCTTTTCTAAATTCAATAGGAGCAACTTCGGTTGCTTTTTTTCTTTATTTAATATAGCAGGGTAGTAAAAAAAGGTATAACGCAAGTCTCTTTAGCTTGTATTCCAGGTTCGATTCCTGGTCCTGCAACCACTAAAAAATAAAGGAGGTGTGTCATATGACAGAAAAGCAAAAGCTGTTCTGTGATGAATATTTAATTGATCTAAATGGCACACGAGCCTACAGAACAGTATATAAGAGCAAAACGGATAGAACAGCTGCAACTAGAGCAAGTAATCTTTTAAAAAAAGAAGATATCGCTGAATACATCAACAAGCGACTTGAAGAAATTCATAATGAAAAGACTGCAGATATTCAAGAAGTCATGGAATATCTTACATCAGTTATGCGTGGAACAAGTGAAGCTAGTACTCTAGCAATGTGCGGTGATGGTATGCAAGAAGTCATAACTAAAAAGCCTGATGAAAAAGAACGATTGAAAGCTGCTGAACTTTTAGGTAAGCGTTTTGGCATGTTTAAAGAAAGCGTAGATATTACTTCTAATGGTCAAACAGTGATTATAGATGATATCGAATAAAGTCAATTTAAAATCAATCATTGGTCCAGCTTTTTATGATGTTCATAAACATATCAAAAATAATGATTTCACCCACTACTGGTTAAAGGGTGGCCGTGGATCATTGAAATCATCGTGTATCGGAACTGAAATTCCTTTAGGCATCATGAGGGATGCAAAAAAAGGATTGATGAGTAATGCGGTTGTTATCAGGCGTGTAAAAGATACTTTGAGAGGTTCAGTTTACGAGCAAATCAAGTGGGCCATTTATATGTTGAAAGCTGAAAACGATTGGGAAATTCCTGATTCAAAGTTACAAATGACATATAAGCCAACTGGCCAAGTCATCATATTTAAAGGTGCTGATAATCCTAAAAAGTTGAAATCAACTAAGGTATTTATTGGCTATATCAAATATGTTTGGTATGAAGAATGCGATGAATTTGAAAGCTATGACAAGATAACAAATATCAATCAGTCGCTATTGCGTGGTGGTCCTGAATATTGTGTCTTTTATTCGTTTAACCCACCTGAATCACAAAGAAGTTGGGTAAATAAAGAAGTTCTAGTTAAAAGAGATGATTCTTTTGTCTCTCATACAACTTATCTTCAAGCCCCGAAAGAATGGCTTGGTGAACAGTTCCTTATTGAAGCTGAACACATGAAAAAGACAAAGCCTGAAAAATACAAACATGATTATTTAGGTGAAGTAACTGGTACAGGTGGAGAAGTATTTACTAATCTTACAATAAGAGAAATTACAAATGAAGAAATCCAAACATTTGATAGATTAAAGAATGGTTTGGACTTTGGATATGCTGGTGATCCATTAGCATATCTTAAGATGCATTATGACAAGACGAGAAGACGTCTTTTTATTTTTGGGGAAGTATATGGTACACGTTTATCCAATGCAAAAGCAGTTGAGAAAATTAAAAAGCTTAACCCATTGAATAAATTAGTAACGTGTGACAGCGCGGAACCACGTACGATAAACGAATTCAAGTTGCTTGGATTAAAGGTAACTGGAGCAAAGAAAGGACCTGACAGTGTAGAAAACGGGATAAAGTGGATGCAGGATTTAGAAGAAATCATTATTGATCCTATTCGTTGTCCTAACGCTGCAAGAGAATTTAATGATTATGAGATTGAAAAAGATAAAGAGGGAAATCTTAAAGGAGAGTTTCCTGATAAAAATAACCACACGATTGATGCTGCACGATATGGGTGTGAACAAGACATCATCCAATCAAAAGGTCGAGCAGGTAAGAACCGTGCTAGATATGAAAATTAGGAGGTATCCACGTGTTTACGTTCACAATAGATAGTTCAAATTATGATGAAACAAAGTTGAATCTTGTTCAAATTGAAGAGTTGATCAACAAACATCGTAATTTGATTGGAAGAATTAAAAAGAATCAGCGATATTATGAAGCTGATCATGATATTAAAAGAAGACAAAAGAAGTTGAAGACATCAGCAAATAACAGAGTTGTTTGTAATCACGCTAAAGATATCAGTGATACAGCAACTGGTTATTTTATGAACAGTCCAATTTCTTATGCAAGTTATGATAATCAGAATAAAGAAAGCATTGATAAACTAACGGATGCCTTTGATAAAGCGGATGTAGATGATGTTGATAGTGACAATGCACACGATATGAGTATTTGTGGTGTCGCTTATGAATATGTGTATATCAAACAAGGTGAAACTGAAATAGCAGTTAGAAACCTTGAACCTGACCATACATTCTTAGTATACGATGATACGATAGAGCAAAATCTTCTTTTCGGTGTTTATTACTATCGATATAAGGATGCAATCACCAGTCAGCAATGCTATCGTGCAACTGTATGTACTAAGAATTACATCACTACAATGATTTTAGAATGTAACAATAGAAATAGGCATAGGTTTATTGATGAACCAGTTAAGCACTTTTTTGGAAATGTTCCAATCATTGAGTATCGAAATAATAAATTATGTATCGGTGACTTTGAACAGCAAATTTCTTTGATTGATGCTTACAATAAGCTCATGAGCGATAGAGTTAACGATAAAGAGCAATTCGTAGAATCATTGCTTGTTATTTATGGTTCATTAATGGGTGATGACAATGAAGAAGTCAGTGAAACAATGAAGATTCTAAAAGAAAATGGTCTTCTAGAATTACCTGCAGAAGCAAGAGCTGAATATCTTTCAAGAGTTTTTGATGAAGCAGGGATGGAAGTATTAAGAAAAGCAATCAAAGAAGATATCTATACATTTTCTCATGTTCCTAACTTAACTGATGAAAATTTCGTTGGTAACAGTTCAGGTGTGGCCATGGAA